GCTTTACAGCAAATGGAGCGTTGATTTACAACACTACAACTGCTGGTGGATCAAACACTACTGATGCTGTTTGTGTATTAGCGTTTGGTGGAGACTTTACTGCTTCAAACGGAACGTTTACTATACAGTTTCCAACTGCTGACACTTCGAACGCTATTATAAGAATTTCGTAGGAGGCTCTTATGGCTTTGATCATTAACGATCGTGTCAAGGAGACAACGACAACAACTGGCACAGGAGCTGTTACTCTTGCTGGAGCTGTTGACGGTTTTGAAACCTTTGGTGCAGGAATAGGAAATAGTAATGAAACTTTCTATTGTATTGCACATAGATCTCTCAGTGAGTTTGAGGTAGGAAGAGGTACACTAAATGGTAGCTCATCTACACTTACTCGTAATACGATTTTATCATCAAGCAACAGTGATAGTGCAGTAGATTTTTCTGCAGGAACAAAAGAAGTATTTTGTACATTGCCAGCAAAAGAAACTCCTTCTCCTGTAATGAATGCAACGAAGTACGTCACTACACACAATTCAACTATTAGTGAAACACAGACAATGGATTCTGGTGTTTTAGCTGGTCCTGTTACAGTAACAGGATCTTTAACAATTACGGGTAACTTGTTTATATTATGAGTCAAATCGAAGTAGATAAAGTCATACCACAGTCGGGTACAAATTTACAACTTGGTGATTCAGGTGACACAGTAGATATTCCTGCTGGTGCTACACTTGATGCTACGGGTGCAACCATTACTGGTTTTGATGCTGCTTCAGATGATAAAATTACAACAAACGATACTACGTCTAACTTTTTACAAGCAAAATTAGCTGCTGGTACAAATATAACCATAACTTTAAATAATGCTGGGGGAAATGAAACATTAACAATTGCATCTTCTGCAGCAGAAGTAAAACCAGTCGTATCTTCTATTAGCCCGTCTACTATTCCTAATACAGCGACAAACGTCGTTATCACAGGTCAAAACTTTGTATCTATACCACAAGTTGAAGCTATTGGTTCTAATGGGTCAATTACTGCAGCGAACACAGTAACGTTTACGAGTGCAACATCAATCACTGCGAACTTTACTTTACCAACAGACGGCACATACTTTTTACGAGTAGAAAACAATGACGGTAACGCAGGAAGAAGCTCAAGTGCTTTGCTTACTGTTTCAGACGCACCGATATGGACGACAAGCGCAGGATCATTAGGAACTATTGCAGGTGACTATTCGGGCACAGTCGCTACTGTTGCAGCCACAGGTGATAGTACATTAGCTTACTCTGAAACTACAAATGTTTTAACAAATGCTTCACAAGCAAATTGTACATTAAACTCTTCGACAGGGGTTATTACAACTTCTGATTTTGGAGGTTCAAGCACTAGTGCTACAACTTACAATTTTACATTACGAGTTACTGATGCTGAAGGTCAGACAGCAGATAGAAACTTTACGTTGACGTCTGTGTTTGATATAGCTAACTCAGGAGCATTTGAATAATATGGCTACTACGTATTTAAATAAAACTTTTAGCACACCAACGAACCGTAAGAAATATACCATGGCTGGGTGGTTTAAAAGATCAGGACTTTCATCTAATCAATATATTTATTCATATGATTCTGGTGGTAATGCAATGTTTGTAATTGGTTTTTATGCAACTGATAAATTTACAGTTTATGACAGAGATGCTTCAAGTGGTTCAGATGACATTAATTATACCACAACTCGTGTATTTAGAGACACTGCAGCTTGGTATCATTTCGTGGTTGCTGTGGATACAACAGACAGTACATCTGGTGATAGAGTAAAAATTTATGTGAATGGAGCAAGATTAACAAATTTTGATACAAGCACCGCACCAGCTCAAGATTATGATACAATAGCAAATAGTGCTATTTCAAAAGATATTGGTAGATGGCAAGCTGGTTCTAATTATTATGATGGTTTTATGTCACAATTTATTTTTATAGACGGATCTGCTCTAACTCCATCTTCCTTTGGATCAACAAATGCAGACGGAGTTTGGATTCCTAATACCAACCCATCTGTTACATATGGAACTAACGGTTTTAAATTAGAATTTAAAGATTCTGGTGCTTCAGCCGCAGCAAGTAATTTTGGTGCTGACACATCTGGTAATAATAATCATTTCGCAAGTAATAATTTAGGAACTAATCCAAATACATCAGATTCTCCAGCAAATAATTTTGCCATACTTAATATAAATGATCGTTATAACAGTCATACAACTCAAGAAACTGTACAAGGTGTCCTCACAAAAGCTGGTAGAAAATTTGCTTCAAATGGTCAATTAGGTGGATCGGAAAGATATTATAATACCACAGCCACGATAGCTATTCCATCCGCAGGTAAATGGTATTGGGAAGTAAAACCAGTAGCAGGATCAAACGGTCTTGGTTTTAGATGGACGATGGGCTTACAAGGATTGGATCGTAAATATAGCACTGCAAACTTTCGTGAACAAGACAACTCTCAAGGAATGTGGGCAAGTTACACAGCAGATGGTAAGGTTAGTGCAAACGGTTCCACGGTTGCAACCTATTCTACAATAGCCGTAGATGATATACTTAGTTTTAAATATGATGCGGATAATAGAGATTTGTTTATAGCAAAAAATGGAACATATTTTAATTCAGGTAATGCAGTATTAACTTCTAGTAATATTTCAAATACTGATCAAAAATTGGTATTCTTGCAGAATGGAAGTGATGGTAACACTGCAACAGAAGTTAATTTTGGCAATCCACCTTACACTATTGCTTCAGGTAATTCAGATGCTAATGGTTATGGTAATTTTGAATATGCGGTACCATCAGGGTATTACGCATTATGTTCAAAAAATGTAGGATTATACGGAGGTTAACATGGGCGTTTACACATCAATCAATGACGGAACTGCATATTTCCAACCAACTATATACACTGGAAATGGTAACAATGGTAAGGTTATAACCAACTATGGTAATTCAAATTTACAGCCTGACTGGCTTTGGGGCAAGTGTAGAAATTTAACACAAAATCATAACGTATTTGATACTAGTAGAGGTTTAAGTTCAAGACTAACAGCTGATCAAACAGCGGCAGCAAATTCGGATTCGACTACGATAACCGCAGTATCTTCAGATGGTTTTACATTAGGTTCTAGTAACAATTTAAACAATGCTGATGATGATTTTGTTGTTTGGCAATGGAAGGCAAACGGTGGCACAACATCAAGTAATTCTAGTGGTTCAATAACATCTACCGTGCAAGCCAACACTACAGCTGGATTCAGTATAGTAACTTATACAGGCACAGGTAGCAATGCTACTATAGGACATGGTTTAGGAACTGCACCGCAAACTGTTTTAATAAAAAAGTATGGTACAGGCGGTAGCAACAGAGCTTGGATTATGTATATGGAAGTTTTAGGTAATACTAAAGCATTGTTTTTAAATGACTCAGACCCTGAATATACTTTAACAGATGCATTCAATTCAACAAGCCCTACCTCCACCACTTTTTCTATCGGAACTAACGGTAGATGTAATGATTCTGGAGAAGCATATGTTGCATATTGTTTTGCTGCAAAACAAGGTTTTAGTAGATTTGGCAGATATGAGGGCAATGGTAATGCAAGTGGTCAATTTATTTACACTGGATTTAAACCAGCCTTTGTTATGATAAAAAAAACAAGTGGAGCTGCAGGCTGGATCATGTTGGATAGCCAAAGAGGTTCAACATTTTCAAACCTTACTGCTCATAATGTTTTAAATAGATTTTTAAATTCAAACTCTAACGATGCAGAAACTACAAATCAAACACCAGCAGATTTTTTATCGAATGGTTTTAAATTAAGAAACACAGATGGTTCGTGGAACGGCACTGGTCCTGCTCAATATATTTATTGGGCATTTGCAAGAAACTCTTTTGTTTCTTCAGCAGGAGTGCCAACAACAGCAAGGTAAACGATGACATCAGAAATTAAAGTAAACACGATTAAAAAGAATTCAGGTTCTTCAATTACAGTTGGAGAGTCAGGTAATTCTATTGTTAATAATGCTTTAAACGTTACACCTCAAGGTACATCTTCTAACCCTATAACGTTTACTGTTACTGTTGCAGCAAAGACTTCTGCTGATAATAATGTTTACCACGGTGCAGGTAGCTCTAATGCGTATTATATAAACGGAATAGAAGCTCCTAGTTTTTTTATTGAAGGAAATGAATCAGGTTCTTATGAATACTATTACAAATTTGATCAATCCGATGCCTCTAATGCATCTGGTGGTGGTCATCCTTTACGATTTTATTTAGATGCAGGAAGAACACAAATATTTAGCACTAATGTAACAACAAACGGAACACCTGGACAAGCAGGCGCCTACACACAAATAAAAGTAGGAAGCTACACACCTAACGTTTTATATTATCAATGTACTAATCACGCCTTTATGGGTAACAAACTTATCAACCCAGCAACAAAGACATTAAATTTATCAGGAGCTGCTATAACGTTACCAACAGGAACAGGTAATGCAGATCAAGTCATAAAAGTTGCAAGCACATCTAATGGTATTTCAACTTTAACTTTTGGATCAAGTGTAACTTTTCCAACCATAGGTTCTATTAATCCAAGTGTAATAGAAAATAGTCAGACAGCGGTAACTATTACAGGAACTAATTTTCAATCCATACCTTTTGTAGATGCAATTAATTCATCTACAGGTGCTATTATTACTGCTGATAGTGTATCATTTACAAGTGCAACAACTATTGTTGCAACATTTACAATATCTGTTGATGGTACTTACTTTATAAGAGTAGAAAATAATGACGGTTTATCCGTTAGATCAGGCAGTGCTTTACTAACAGTATCGGATGCGCCTGCATGGACAACATCTGCAGGTAGTTTAGGAAGTATTGAGTCTGGTGGATCAATAAGTTTTACAGTTGCTGCAACCAATGCAACCTCTTACGCAATTACGTCAGGTGCTTTACCTGGTGGTGGTAGTTTAAATACATCTACTGGCGCAATTACAGGGACAGAATCTGGTTCAACAGCAACAACAACTTACAATTTTACTATTACAGCAACTGATGCACAGGCACAAACTGCTGCTAGAGCCTTTTCAATCACAGTTAACCATGGTATACAAAATTCTATGAGGTTTGATCCATAATGGCAACATATTTAACAAGAACAGTATCTGATGGAACTAGCAATAGACTTGCTACTTTTAGTTTTTGGGTAAAAAGATCTTGTATATCTGACTCAGATGGACAAGGTTCTAACTACTTTTTTTGTGTAGCAGGTCCAGGAGGTTTCAGTGATTCCGATTGGTTAGGATGTCAATTTCAAAGTGATGATACGTTAAGAGTTTTAACTTGGTATGGAGGAACTGATATTCGTACAAACATGGTATTTCGTGATCCAGCTTCGTGGTATCATATTGTTATAAGAATAGATACAACTGCAGGTGCTGCAGCCAATAGAATAAGAATATATGTAAATGGAACAGAACAAACATCTTTTTCTACTGCAAATTATCCCTCTCAAAACCATGACTATAATTGTCTTGGAGATTCAGGAGCAAAACATTATGTTGGATGCGCAGTCTCTGGAAGTATAGGCAGCCCTAGTCCTTATGATTACGCAAATGGATATATAGCTGATTTTAATCTTACATCAGGTCAATCTTACCCTGCATCATCTTTTGGGGAAACAGATTCTACAACAGGAGAATGGAAACCAAAATTAGATCTCTCTGGCCTTACTTATGGTGATAACGGATTCAGGTTAAAATTTGCAAATGCTGGTTCATTAGGAGCAGACACGAGCGGTCAAGGGCACAATTTAACTGTTAGTGGAGCAGGAACAAATGCTCAAACAACAGATACACCAAGTAATAATTTTGCAACGTTAAATCGTCTTGCTTCAAATAATACAATAACTGAAGGTTCATTAAAAGCAGTAACATCATCAGGAAAAAGAGTAGGATCTATGAGCAGTATTGGAGTATCTTCAGGTAAATGGTATGTAGAATACAAAGTTGTAAATGCAGGCGGTAGTGCTGCAATTGGTCTTGAAAATGATAATGGTGTATCTTTTCATGATTTTGATGAAAATGTAGATTGGTGGAACAACAGTAATGCTTATGCTTATCAATCAGACGGAAATAAAAGAACGACAGGTGTAAATGCTTCATATGGATCATCTTTTACAGCTGGTGATATTATTGGAGTTGCTTTGGACATGGATAATAGAAAATTATATTTTTCTAAAAATGGAACATTTCAAGACTCAGGAGATCCTACTTCTGGTTCTACAGGAACTGGAGCTGCTTTTACTGTGACTGATGGATTTACTTACTTTTTTCAATTTGCTGATCAAAGCAGTGCAGCTACATCTATTTTTCAAGCAAACTTTGGCAACCCTACTTACACTATAGCATCAGGTAATTCTGACGCAAATGGACATGGAAACTTTGAATATGCAGTGCCATCAGGGTACTTTGCACTTTGCACTAAAAACTTAAACACATACGGATAATATTATGGCTTATTCAACAATAAACGACCCATCAGCATATTTTCAAACTAAACTTTTTACTGGTAATGGTTCAACTCAATCTATTACCAATGATGGTAATTCTAATTTAAGACCAGATTGGATTTGGGTTAAAGATAGAGGAAGTGCTTTTGATCATAAATTATCAGATTCTGAAAGAGGTTCGACTTATACTTTAGAATCAAATACTGACATTGCTGAGTATAATGATACTAATGCGGTAACTTCTTTTAACACAGATGGTTTTAGTTTGGGTAATAATGCAAACGTAAATGATAACACTGCAAATGTAGTTGCTTGGCAATGGGCTGCTGGTGGAGCTGCTCCAACTCAAACATATAGAGTTGTAGTTGTATCTGATAGTGGTAATAAATATAGATGGAGAAATTCAACTAATAGTGCAACATTTGCTCAAAGTGCAGTGACTTTAGATTTACAAGAAGGAGGCACTTATACAATTGATGGATCTGACTCATCTGTGGCATCTCATCCAATAAAGCTATCTACAACAGCTGATGGAACGCATGGAGGAGGATCTTCGTACAATACTGGCGTAGTTTACAAATTAGACGGAGCAACTGTTACTGAATCTGCCTATGTATCAGGTTATTCTTCTGCAAGTTCAAGACAATTGGTAATTACAGTAGCTGCTTCCGCACCTACTCTTTATTATTATTGTCATGTTCACAGTGGTATGGGTGGACAAATAAATACGAATTCACTTTTTGGGTCTACAAATTTTGATGGAACAATTTTATCAAAAGTTACTGCTAATCCTACAGCTGGTTTTAGTATAGTTAGATTTACAACCAATGGTTCGGGTAGTCAAACAGTTGGTCATGGATTAGGTGTAACTCCCTCATTGTCCATACGAAAAATACGGGATACGGCATCTGATTGGTTTGTTCATAATACATTAATTGACGGTTCAATGGATTTTTTAAAATTAAATACTACCGTTGGAAAATCAGATAGTAGTTTGACTGCTTTTTCTTCGACAATAATTGGAGTTGATTCTAATACTGAAGATTACGTAGCTTATGTTTTTGCATCTGTAAAAGGTTTTAGTAAATTTGGTATCTACAAAGGTAATGGCAATGCAGATGGGCCATTTGTTTATACAGGATTTAAACCAAGATATTTTCTTTTAAAAAATGCAACTGTTAGTTCTGGTACTTCAGGTCAACATTGGCAAATTGCAGATACTAAAAGACATCCATTAAATCCTGTAGATTTAATTTTATTTGCTGAAGACGCTGCCACAGAAGGTGGTTCTTGGTCTATTAAAGATTTTTTATCAAATGGTGTAAAAATTAGAGGGAATAATTACGCTATGAATACAAATAATGATACATACATTTATTTAGCATTTGCAGAATCACCGCTTGTAGCAACAAACAACACAGTAGCAACGGCGAGATAATGTCAGAAATTAAAGTAAATGCTATAAAGAAACGTAACGGTTCTACCATTACAATCGGTGAGGGTGGAGACACAATTACAATTACACCAGGTCTTGCTGGAACTACAATTACCTCTGGAACAGTAGCGAATGCACGTCTGGTAGGTAGCGGTACAATAACGATAAATGGATCAGCAGTAGCCCTTGGTGGCTCTGTAAACGTTGGCGAAACAAAACCAACAATTACTGGCGTAACACCAAGCACAATAGATAATACAGCAACTAACGTTGTTATAGCTGGTACTAATTTTGTATCTGTACCACAAGTAGAAGCTATTTCTTCTACAGGAGCTATTACAGCGGCAAACAGTGTTACGTTTACAAGCGCCACATCTATTACGGCTAATTTCACACTAGCAACAGATGGTGTTTATTTTATTCGTGTAGAAAATAACGATGGTAATGCGGTAAGATCTGGTGCAATATTAACAGTATCTGATGAACCAACATGGACAACAGGTGCTGGCTCTCTTGGCACTATAGCAGGTGGTTTTTCAGGTACGGTTGCAACAGTGGCAGCTTCTGGTGACAGCACTTTAGCTTTTTCTGAAACAACAAGTGTGTTAACAAATGCATCTCAAGCAAATTGCTCGCTAAATTCAAGCACAGGTGTTATAACTACAACTGATTTTGGTGGATCGTCAACGTCTGCTACGACATATAACTTCACACTTCGTGTTACTGATGCAGAGGGTCAAACAGCAGATCGTGCCTTTTCATTGACATCGAGCTTTCAATTAGAAAATTCAGGAAGGTTTGACTAATGGCAACAACTTATTTAAACAGAACGCTAACAGCAGGTAACAGAAAAACTTATACATATAGTCTTTGGCTTAAAAGATCAAAGTTAGCAGCTAATATTTCTGTTTTTTCAGCAGCAAGAGGAGATGTTCTTTTTAGATTTGGAACTTCAGATGATCTTCAATTTAGAGATATAAACAATAGCACTTTTAATTTATCAACTAATAATGTTTTTAGAGACGTTTCTGCTTTTTATCATTTTGTAATTGCGGTAGATACAACTCAAGCCACAGCTTCTAACAGAATAAAACTCTATGTAAATGGAACACAACAAACTTCTGATTTTGGAACTGAAACATATCCAAGTCAAAACCTCGACACAGATCAAAATAATAATGGAGACACTATGTATGTTGGTGCTAGAACAGACTCAGGAGGCAGTCTTGTTACTTCACAGATTTTGGATGGTTATATATCACAATTTATTTTTGCTGATGGCACTGCTTATGATGCAAGCACTTTTGGATCAACAAACGCTAATGGTGTATGGGTGCCAAACACTAGCCCTTCTGTTACGTATGGCACAAACGGTTTTAAATTAGATTTTGCAGGAACAGGAGCAACAGCTAATTCAAGTGGTTTTGGTGCAGATACTTCTGGTAATGATAATCATTTTACAAGTAACTCGTTAGGTACAAATCCTAGTGTTAAAGATACTCCTCACAATGTTTTTGCAACATTACAAGAAACAAATGCTTACGCTTCTCCAGTAATAGGACAGGGTGGCTTAGAGTTTGATTCTAATTCTTCTGGTGGATCAGCTTTACCATCTACAATGGCTGTTAGTTCTGGTAAATGGTACGCAGAATTTAAAGTTACTGCTGGAGGAACTATGGCTATGGGGGTTTCTGATATAGGATCAGAATCTTTTAGAACAGGATCAACAGGCAACAACGCAATAAATTATGTATATGGTGGTCAAATTATGAGAAATGGTAGTAACGTTCAAACTAGTTTGGCTACGTTTACAACTAACGATATTATTGGAATAGCCTTAAATATGGATACAACATCAGGTAATGTATCATTTACAAAGAATGGTGTTGCTGTAGGATCTGCTCAAGATTTTACAAGTAAACCAAATTTTGCAGGTTTCTATGTACAGACCCATACAAGTGGTGGTAGTCAAAAGGGTCAGTTCAATTTTGGTCAGCCAGTGTTTACTATTGCTTCAGGTAATGCAGATGCTAATGGACACGGTAATTTTGAATACTCTGTACCATCAGGGTATTATGCGTTATGTACAAAGAACTTAGCACAATACGGAGGGTAATATGGCAGTATATACAACAATCAATGATCCATCAGCATATTTTCAAACAGCACTTTACAATGGTAATAATAGCACAAACGTAATTACAAATACTGGCAATTCAAATTTACAACCTGATTGGCTTTGGCTTAAAGAAAGAAGTTCTACAAGTAGTCATCATGTTTTTGATACTTCAAGAGGAGTAGGAGGAAGTGGTAAAGCTATATTCCCCGATTTAAACTCAGCGGAGGGAGCTGATACAGCTCTTACTTCAGTAAATACTGATGGTTTTACTTTAGCGAGCACAAATGGATTTAATCAAAGCGGACAAACCAATGTATGTTGGCAATGGAAAGCCAATGGTGGAACAACATCAAGTAATTCTGATGGCTCAATTACTTCTACAGTACAAGCTAGTACAACAGCGGGATTTAGTATCGTTACTTATACAGGTACAGGCTCTAATGCAACAATAGGACATGGCTTAGGTGTTACTCCTGATGCTGTTTTTATTAAAAGAAGAGACGGAGGTAATGATTGGATATTATATCACAAAGGTTTAACAAGTGCTACGTACTATTTAAGTCTTAATGATGATGGTGTTGAAGCCTCCGCTTCCAATGTTTTTAATTCTACAGCTCCTACGTCAAGTGTATTTTCAGTAGGTTCTTCTGCTGCTACAAACGCAAGTGGTGGCACTTTCGTAGCTTATGTTTTTTCAAGTATACAAGGGTATAGTAAGTTTGATAGTTATACAGGTAATGGTAGCACAGATGGACCGTTTATTTACACAGGTTTCAAACCAGCCTTTGTAATGGTTAAAAGAAGAAACACTGCAAATCACTGGCACATGCTTGACGATCAACGAGATATAGACAACCCAACTCAAAAACATATATTAGCGGATCTAAATAATGCAGAAGCAAGTAATACATGGATGGATTTTGTTTCTAATGGTTTTACACTCAGAACAACTTTAGTTGGTGTAAATAGTAATACTGAAAAATATGTTTATTACGCTTTTGCATCAAATCCTTTTGTTTCGTCAGCAGGCGTACCGACGACAGCGAGATAAATTATGGCACTAGGTCATTCAGCCTTTGCCGAAGCCC